GATGGCGAAAGCTTTGAGGAACACGTCCACTCGACCTTCGCTCTAATGGGTAATGCATATTGCTTCCCACTCGAGACCATCCTGTTCCTGGCCGTCGCAGCATCGGTTGGACAAGAGTTGAACCCGCACGATGCACGCTCGGTGACTCCAGATTGGAGCTACCTAAAAAGCGTGTCAGTGTTTGGGGACGACTGCATCCTTCCTGACCGGTGGGCCCGCCCATTTATTTGGGTGATGGAAACGGTTGGAGCGGTAGTGAATCGCTCCAAGACTTTTTGCGGCGGGATTCCCTTCCGTGAGAGTTGTGGTTTTGATGCTTACCTGGGCTACGATGTACGCCCGGTTAGTGTCAAATGTGACCATACCCGTATGCGTCGACGAGCGTTCCGTCAAGCTTGGTTGTATTCACTGGCTAACCAACTTTTTACGAGTCACATAAAGTGGTTCGGGGTTGGGAGCCTGATAACATCATCCACGCTTGCGACGATCGCTAGCATATGTAGGGAGGAGGACTTCAATGTCCATGTGGTACCTCCCTCTTTTCCCGATGATAGTGGTTTTCACGATTTTCCGTTCCTTACGGAGACACTTGAACATATGGCCGTTTGTGTTAGGCCCCAAGTGTTGGACAACGGTATTAGGAAGTTCCCGTTCCTTAGATACACACCGGCGTCCAAGATCGTGAGCTGTGATTCTGTACGTTTGTGGCTGCGACGCCACTCGTTTTACACGTACGATCCAGCAAGCTGTGAGTACCGAACTGTTCGGCGCAATACCGACCTAGGTTGGATGACTAGTGCGTTGACCCCCTCGGGGGCCGCGCGGTTGTCACTCCTTGGTAAGATCGGTTACGACTTCTTTGTCGTTGCCGACCCGACTAGCACAATTAAACGTGCAAAGCGGGTTTCGAAGATTCACCCCGGTGAAAACTGGGCTATCTCCGATATTTATCAATACCAGCAGCTCTTTCTTCAATCCACTCTCAGGGAGCTCACAAAGGCAGAAGAACTCCTACTAACCACGGACCCGATTAATTGGGACATGTACGCCTTCGCGTCACATGGTGGTGTGTTCGAACTTCTGGAGCGCCCTGAGGATCGGCGAAAGGGTAATTACGCGACCTCTTACAGTCCC